CTGGCTTCTCGAAAGCACCTCGAAAGAAGCGAATCAACTCGAAGTACCCTATGGTAACATTAAGCAGTTGGGTATCTCAGAATTTATTCGTAAAGATCTTGTGAACTTTTCATTGGCCGATTTGAAGCGATCAATTGGGCACGTCTGTGACGGACTCAAACCATCTCAAAGAAAAGTTATGTATTCCTGTTTCCAGAAGAATCTCACTTCGGAGATGAAGGTCGCACAACTGGCTGCTTTTGTGGCTGAGAAATCTGCTTATCATCACGGTGAGGTATCCCTGGCCGAGACCATCGTAAAGTTAGCGAATGACTATACCGGTTCGAATAACATTAATCTCCTCGAACCTTGTGGTCAGTTCGGAACGAGGCTCATGGGCGGTAAAGACGCGTCTCAGACGAGGTATATTTTCACGCGACTAACATCTGAGGCTCGAAAATTATTCGATCCGAAGGATGATGCGGTTCTCACGTATTTGGATGATGATGGGAGAATGATTGAACCTGAGCACTATATGCCCGTTTTACCTATGGTGCTTGTAAATGGAACGGAGGGTATAGGTACAGGTTTTTCGTCATACGTACCCTCATTTAATCCAGAAGATATAAAACAAAACATTCTCAGATTCACGCGGGGAGAAAATATGATCAATATGAAACCATGGTTTCGTGGTTTCAAGGGTAAAATTATTGAAGAAGATGACGAATCATGGGTAGCTCAAGGTGTATGGACGTGTATCGGAAAGACGGTTAAGGTATCCGAACTTCCACCGGGTAGGTGGACACAAGATTACAAGGAATATTTGGATTCTCTTGTCGAGAAGAAGATTATCAGTGGTTTCACGAACAACAGTACAACTGAAAATATCGACTTCGTCATTCAAGATTACAGTGGTAAAGATCTTGTAAAGGATCTCAAATTACAAAAGACTATCAGATGCTCGAATATGCATCTATTTCATCCAACGAAAGGTATATGTAAATACAATTCACCGGGTCACATTTTGGTCGATTTCATTAAACTTCGTATGGAGTATTACAAGAAACGTAAGGCTCATCTCATCGATATAACTCGAAAGAAGGCAGAAATATGTTCTCACCGAGCACGATTTGTTAAAATGGTAATCGATGGCGACATAGTTGTATTTAAACGGAAAAAGCAAGATCTAGAAAATGAGATCAGTCGATTGTTTCCGATGGTTGACAATTCGTACGATTACCTGTTACACATCAAAACGATTGACTACACCGAAGAAAGAGTAAAATCATTATTCGATGAATGGAATAAACTCAGAGAAGAGCTTCACTTAATCGAAGCTACTGGTTACTTCGAAATGTGGGAAACTGATATTAAAAAATTGTAAACAATAGATAGGTATGGAGTTACAGGGACCTAACGAAGGTGCCGTATTAACTCTCAATAGCATAGGTCAACAGGATACATATCTTATTAATAACGAACCCGAACATTCTTTATTCACGTACGACGTAAAAAGACATTCTCATTTTAGAAAATTTCATAAAAGTATTACCGTCTCAAAACCATCAACGGGATCCGAATCGTGGCCATTCGGTGAAAGTATAAAAGTAAAATTAAACCCACAAAACATGGGCGATTTATTATCAAATATGTATATACATATAAAACTCCCTAGTGTGGATTCAAATTCCAATATAGCTGATCAAGTAGGAAGACATATAATAGAAACAGTTTCAATGCGCGTAGATGAATTGGAGATTGATAAATATTACGACGATTGGGGTATTATTTATGATGAATTATATTTAGACGCATCCGAAAAACGTGCAAAAAGATACATGATTAATAGAAATCAAGCGGATAACGATTCACATAAGAATGATTACATATTATCAAGACACCCCTCAGAATTGATGATACCTATACCATTATTCTTTTCTCGAAAATACCAAGGTGATGAATACGATACGAATTCGCCTAATAGACCTTATTTCCCTACGTGCGCAGTGTACAAACAAAAAATAGAATTCGAGATAAAATTCAGACCCCAAACATTTTTTACTAATCACGGAACTGATAGTCGTACTACTATATCGTTGAACACATTTGACATAATAACAGAAGAACAAGTTCTATCACGGGAAGAACGTACGTATTTAATGACTAAAAAGCAAATATTTATAACCGACATGGTTAAAAAACATCCGACCGAGCAAACGGTTATTGGCGAAAATTCTATTAAATTACAACTAGTTCCTAGTATACCCGTAAAGACACTAAATTGGTTTTTACGAAAAACAGAATACGAAGACGCCACTGAACATGGTAGTATACAACCGTTACCGGATGTAAACGCAAAAGAACGAAAATTTTCAAATCGATATAATTTTTCTACTTCATCGACACATTCACCCGAAAATTCATTCTTTAACGCGCCACTAGAATCTGCTAAAATCTATGTAAATGGACAAGATCTACCCAACATACCCCGCCCAGATCATAATTACTTTAAATACATTGTCCCGTATAACACGCGATTATCTAGACCGGGGCGAAATATATATACGTATGCTTTCTCGATGAATCCGGTTAATGTGGAACCATCGGGAAGCTTAGATTTTTCTAAACTAAATTCAAACCGCACTTTATTAGACATACAATTAAAACCAAATTTAACAGACGTTTACACTTTACATTTATACTATCTCGGATATCAAACGTTTATTTTCGAAGATGGGTTCATGAAACTTGCTTACTAAATAAAACGTCGTGATGAGAACGAATGTAATCAACAATTTTATTCTTAATACACCATCGGATAAAATTCAACTGTGCTACAGTGGTATGAATTTCATGCGATGTATCTGGTATTTTATAAGAAATCTTTTCTGTACGACAAAATGGATCAAACAATTTTTTACTGTATCCATCCAAACTTGATTTATATGCGCAATGAACGCTAAAAATTCTTCCGTCGTTAGTCTTATAAGATAAATTATTCTTCTTAGAATAATTCGTAATAAACCATTCTAGATTTCTAAGTGAGATACCACTACTTTTATTTAAAAGTTCTATTAACGTAGCTCTATTCTCTGGTATTGCGTAAAATGTATTTATAGATGATAGTAGAATATCTGACTTGTTCATACTATATTATTGAGTGTATTTCTCTAAATTCATTCGATTGTTTTTTTCTTCCTCACATGCCGGACACCCTTCTACAAACCCCGAAGGAAATGGGTGGTTATGTCTTATAACTCCACTTGGAACTATTACAGGTGTTCCGGGTCTATTTTCATCAACGTGTAAACAACAATAACCATCTATGACAGCTTTATTTGTACACAATTTTCCATTCTTTTTTATACCCATACAGAACGTGTCATTATCCGGTGACAAATCGCGACGCACTTTTTTAATGGGAATACCATATAAATTTGAAACCTTTTCGGTTACACTACACACGTAATCGTGATTTTCTCGTTGAATTTTGTTAATCACTACCTTATGTTCTCGCTTTAACGCGGATATCTGTTCCTTTTGATTCTCTATTTCAGTACTAAAATCTCGTTTATGCTGTTGTTTGTATTCTTTTATAGCAGTTGCCAGTTTTTCTTTGTACTCTTCCTTATATTCTTTATTATATTTAGCAAGCTCCCTTTTGGTTTCTTTTTCTTTACTTTCAATCATGCGAGTCGCTTCTTTTTGAATTAAACGTGCGACATCTTCTATAATGCCAACCATATTATACTATGCCACCTTTTTTTTAAATATATCACTGAGTAATAATTGTTCAGATTTAGGTTCGGTTTTTTTTCTTGGTTTTTTAGGAGGTTTTGCTCTCAAAAGTAATTCACCAAAAATTTCATCCTTAACATCTTCATACAGAGGTTCGAGTAAATCACACACGGGATTTAAAAATTTATTCAAAAAATAATAGGCATAATCGACTTGTAAATTATGCTCTTTGGCGTACGCTGGATCTTCCGATTTTTCAAATGCGCGAGCTTTCGAATCTCCCGTATTTATTAAAATATAGGGCACTCTATCACCCGACTGAGGTTCTGATCCGGGTTGCCTTTCTCGCATTTTTCGAACAACTTGGACGTGAGCTTGATTTATATTCGCAATCTCGTCGCTTAATATAGACACGGATTCACC